ATTCTATTGCCGCTGCAGATACCTATCAAAACCTTGACACTGGTACAGCTGGCGACGCAAAACATATCAAGGTTAGTTTCCCTCAAGCTAGTGGCTATACAGATGATGATGAGTGGAAGATTACTATATCTAAAGAGTCTGATTTAATATTAAAGACCCCAGTAGGTAAGCGATGGGGCTTTTCTGATTTAAATTCTATAGACCTTGAACTTCCTGGCACAGGCATTACAGCTATTATGTCATCAGCTGATAGGCTATTTGTTTTTAGTGCAAATGACTTAACTATTATTAATGTAGCTCAGGATTATGAATATTTAGAAGCTACTCTCCCTGGTCACGGAGTCTCAGACCCTAAGATGGTAGTGAAAGTTGGAGAAGGTATAGCTTTTGTTAATGACCATGGCGTGTTTTATTTCGATGGCCGTGAAGTTATCTCTCTGTCTGATGATAAAATGGAGAGCTTTAGCTGGACTTCCGCTGCTGCTATAGGGTATCAACCTGAAGAAAAGCTTATATTTGTATGGTATGCTACAGACGATGTTATTAGCTATAGCTTAGTTCAAAAAGCATGGGTAGGTATTACTAAGACAGTTTCTAATCCACCAGATACTCAAACCTTATTATATAATAATAGGCCAATATGGATAACTGGTAGCGATGATTTTAAAATGTTTATAGATGATTATACAGTTAATGCATTTAGCATGGTTACTGGCAAGATATCATGTGGAGACTTATCCAGGACTAAGAAGTTTATTAAAGCATATGTAAATATTGAGAATGGCGCTGAATTTGAGCTTTATTATATGATTGATAGTGGAAGCTGGTCTAGTGCAATTAACCTTAGTAATGGCGAGTCAGAAGTCAATATCAAGAAGTCAGGTAAAACTATCCAATTTAAAATAGAAAGTCGTGCCACAATTGATGAAGGTACTATTATAAGTGACTTAAGTTTAGTATACAGAGAAAAGACAATAAGATAATGAGAAGTAAAGAAGACAGAAGAGCATTACATATAACACCTCAAAAAACTATTCGTACTGCTACGAAGTTTCCTAATGCAACTAGAATAGTTCAAGCAGGTGGGAAGATTTATCAAGAAACTAAAATAGATGGTCAGACTTTATATACTGAAGTCAAGACCTCAAAGGAATAATATGAGCTTTAAATCAGCCTTAAGAAATACTCAGATTAATCAGCGTTATAGGCAGAATGCAGCTGAATTACAAAATATTGATAGAGGTATAATAGATTCACAGAATGCATATGCTCGTCAAGATAATTTGAAGAATAATGCATTGCAAGCATTAGGCTCAACTAGTTTATTAGCAGGCAGTCTTGGTAAAAACCTTACTGATTGGGGACAGAATATTGGATTCGCTGGTGAGCAAGGGTTACAGTCTGGGGGGTTAATGAATATGCTTAATCCATTTAAAAAGGGTGGTTTTGGTCAAACATATTCCAAGGATGATGGTCCTAATATGACTATAGAAGACCTTGGTAAGACTAAGAACCTTATGGACTGGAGTAATGCCTATATGCCAAAAAATCCTTTAGAGTTTGGAGATGCTTCATCAATAAGTATGGCTGATAATCCTATGATAAGCTTAATGAGTCTCTATAATCAAAGATTTAATCAGCCTGAAAAGGTTGACAAGAAGGTGGTTAATGATAACTATAGTCCGCTTATGCCACCTAAAATAGGTAATGTTCAGAGTGAAGCGGATAAGATTCTTAACCCACAAGAACAGTTAAGATATCAACAGTTGTTTGGAGATAAATAATGGCGAACTTTAAAAGATGGGATACTGCTAGCCCAGTATTCGACCCAACAGCTCATATAGCTAAAGTAGCTACTGGCCCTGCAATTAAAACAGTATCCAAAGGTATGGGTCTTGGCATGGCAGGCCTAGGTAAAGCTGGCGCTTTCATGTCAGGAGCAGCTAATATCCTTGGTCCAGTTTCAATGGGTCTTCAAGTAGCTGGTATGTTACATGGTGCATGGAATCAAGCTAAACAAGCAAATAAAATGAAAGCCGATTTAGCTAAAAAGGCTGATACCATTCAAAATCAAATAACTCAAAACTCAGTAGCTTTAAGAGGCGACCTGTCTGATATAGATGAAGAATATCAAGGTAAGCAAACTGACCTTGGTGAAAGCATTGGTGAGACATTAGAAGACGCAACTAAAAGCCTAGGTAAAACTATTAAGCGTGGCAGAGGGCTATTAACAGGCGCAGAAACAATAAGTAAACAAGAGATTATGGATGATACAGGCAACTTTGCTGAACGCAGCATGGAAAGACTTAATACTCAACGAGGTGGGGATTATGCTGGCATTATAGACCCTTACAATAGACAGCAAGCACAGAGCCATCAATCTTTGCTAGATATAGCATCACAACGTAAACAATTAGAGAGTCAAGACTCTATGTGGGAGAATTTATTAGGATGAGTAACACAATAAACGATTTAATTCAATTTGCAGATACACTACAACGCAGAAAGGTTGAAGATAGGCGCTATCAAGACCAGAAAAATATGCAACTTGCTCAGATAGCATCAGTTAAGGATAAAGAGCATAAAATTATCGGTAGCCAGCATTTACTTAATAATGCAATGATGAAATTTAATAAAAGCGGATGGGAAGATGGTATATATAAGAGCTCTGATGTAAACTCTGATGATGTGCTACAAGAATACTTGACGGATATGGATGAGAAATATGGATTAGCGGGTGATGCTATTCAAGTTGGCGAAGCTCTAAGCAATCAGAAATCCAAGCAACTGGTAAAGGATGCATCTGAACTTAACCTAAGGATTAGAGCTTGGGATGAGCAAAATAAAAATAAATACGCTAATATGAATCCATTTGATAATTATAAATTAGCCCAAGATAGAAAGGCCTATTTAAAGTCTCTTAATGCTGACGAGCTATATGCCAAGTTGTATGGGTCTTTTGGTGAAGCCAAAGCGATGGAAGGTACAGGATTAACTCCTGCAGATTTCGGTAAGGATGCAAGTTGGTTTCAGAAGCATCCAGTATTGACTGGGCTTGGAGGGGCTGGAATTGCTGGAGCTGGTCTATTTGCTGGCAAATCAGCTTTAGGCGCTACTGAACAAGCATTAAAAGGCATTAAAAAACCTAAAATGACGGCTAAGGTCTTAAAGGGCTTAAAAAAAATGGCTCCGTGGTTCGCTCCAGAAATTGGCAGAGCTATAGATGAGAAAACTGGTATGTCTATTCCAGCAGCACAATCAGCAGGTACAGCCTGGCTTGTTACAAAGGCTGGGAAAAATTTATTAGATGGAGAGTTTGCCCAGTTCTTAAAGAAAAGGGTGCCAGATGTCATGGCTAAGGTTGGTAAAAAAGCCGCTGCTAAACATGTTGCTTCTGCAAGCACTGGAGTTGGCGCAAATCCATACTGGCAAGCAGGACTTATTGTAACTGATTTACTCGCTGCAGGCTATGCTATTCAGGAATTATATAAAGAGTGGGAAAACTTGTCTAGTAACTAATTAAGGGGTAATTTTACCACATGGCAGAACAACAATTTCAACCTCTTTGGACTAAAGAGCAGTTAAAACAGTTTACTACACTATATGAAGGCAGAGGACATCTGCTTTCCCCTGAAAATAAGCAAAAGATAGAGCAGCACTCAGCATATTACAACGTCCCTTTCTATGAAGGTGAAGGTAGTATTATCAAGGGGATTAAGGCTGCTGGAGCGGGCATTGTTGACGCTCTAACGCTTAATCTTTTTGCGTCTCATGAGCCTCCAAAATCGCAATCTGAAGCTATAGCAAAAAACATAGGGCATCTGATTGGTTTTGCTCCATCAATAATGTCTGCTCCATTAAGGGCTTTGGCGGGAGCGAGCAGAAGCAGAGGGCTTGCAAAAGCTGCAGGATACATTGCAAAGCAAGGTAATAAAATCTCTCCCTCAATGATTATTGCAGACAAGGCTACTAAGGTAGCTGATAAAGCCGCTAATGTTGGATTAAATTTAGTTAATGCAGAGAAGATTAGCACGCTAACTGGCGCAAAAAAACTATTATTAGGTGGGCCTGCTAGAAGTATCGCTCGTCAATCATTTCATCTTGGAGTAGCATCAGCAGCAGGAACTCTGCCTGATATTATTCAAGGTAATATTAATAGCACTTGGGAGGCGTTTAAAGGTGGTGCTACAGCTGGAGCTGCATTTGGAGTTATAGGTGAAACTATAGGCCCAATGAGCCATGCATCACTCAAAAAATTATTTGATAATCCTAAAACAGCAGCTCAAGGTAGTACTGCCCTAAAGGCTATATCAGGCTCTTTAGTGCAAGGGAATATGGCAGCCGGTCATGGCGCTACTAACCCAGAGTTAGTATATGAGTATCTTTTAGGTGCTTATTTTGGTGGGCATGCAGGGACATGGTATAAGACTCGAGCTCAAAAACTTGCTAATGAAATAGATTCTCAGAAATCTGGCACTGAATCTCAAAGAAAAGAATACAATGAATGGGCAAAACAAACTGGGAAAGACTTACAGGCTCATTCAAAAGTAAGGGATGAACCTATCGAAGTTAGGGAGGCTTTGAAAGATTTACAAGCAATGCCTGATTTTGGAGACCCTTATGATAATTTAACAGGAAATTATAAAGACCAGTTAAAGAAAGAGGCAGGCTTAAAGGATGTTCAAGTTACCCCTATCGAAAAAACTCCTGAAGGTTTTGTTGATAAAGGTGAATATGTTGCTGGCAGAAAAGTTGTTACTGTTACAGAAAGTGCCCTTAAAAAGGATAACTATATAGCAACTACAGGTACTAAGGGTGACGCTGTCCTCTCTAATATTGCAGGGAAATATGGCTTACCATCATTTAATTATGTACCTCGAAGACCACCTAAAGAGATTCGTGCAGGGCTTGATAGACCTTTAAGCGAAGACCAAATACAAGAAGCTAATAAGCATATATCTAAAGCTTCTAAAAGCCTATCTGAGGTTGTTGAGCAGCCAGATGGTACCACAAAGACAATTCCATTGCCATTAGCCAATATAGACCCTTATAAGCGTACTTTAATCTCTAAGAATTATTGGGCTGTTAAAAATGCTAAAGAAGTATATTTGGTTACTGAACTACGTGGTGATACTGGCAATAAAATCGTTACAGATAGTATCCAGAAATGGCCAGCTCAAATGGCTAAGGATTTAGGAAAAGATTTATTTGTCTTGGATTCATCCACCAATAGATGGCATGAGTGGAATAAGCTTAGTAGACGTTTTGTACCGTTAGCCGACAATGCATCTCCCAAAAAACCTTCTGATTCTATAGCCCTTTTAGGTGGAGATAGAGCTACTCAGTCGCGGGCTATAAGGCAGTCTATTGATACATGGCTATCTAGTCATTATAAGAAAAACCCTATTGCAGGTGAGGTGGCTAGAAGAACTAGAAGGGTTCAAGCAGACTTAATTAAGGAAACTCAGCAATTAAATGCTCAAAAAGAAGGTATCCAGAAAGTATTAAAAGATTTATCTCAAGTAGAGCAGACCGATGATATTATAGCTCAAGTTAAGGGGTTAGAGAGCACCCTTGATAAGACTAATAAAGCTTTAGAGTTAATTGAAAGCCAGACTACTAAAACTTTTATAGAAGAGGCAATACAAGAAGAAGCTAAGACCAATGAGGTTATTGCAGAAAAATTAGATTTTGATACTGAAATAACAGATAAAGAAATTTATAAGACATCGATATATTTATCTGATAAATATTTTGAAGAGTTTTGGGGAGCTAGGGCTGGAATTGAAACATCTTACAACCAGCATATTAAGAAAATAGAAATATCCCAAGCCATTGATGATATTATCTATAAGAAGCATGCAGAACGAGGCTCTAAGAAAAATCGCTCAGAAGATGCAACTAAGGATATAGAAGATTATATTAACGATAAAGATAGTCAGTTTGATAAAACAGACTTTAAATTACCTGAGCAAGCTAGAGGGGATATTAGACAGGCTATATCAAGATATAATTTAGGTGCCCCTGTTTACCATTTAGCGTCTGATGGAATTACATATTATAAAATCCCTGGCAATAATCAGGTCTCTAGAGGAGGGACTCGTAAGAACCAATTAGAACCTGAAAAATATATAGAATCAACCTATAAGAATGCTGCAGAAGCTGCAGGTCTTGAGGTTAAAGAGCCTTTTATGTTCACCCTGGACCATGTAACGCGATTTAATAAAGACCGTGGCTTTAATGTGGATATGGAATTATCTAGATTTAGGCAACAAGCAGACCCTGCAGAGTACCGAGCTTTTATAAAAAATGTTGCGGAAAAAGCTGACAAAGAAGGTATGTATATATTTGGTGGGGCTAGCGATAAAGACAGGCTTTATTTTATTAAATATCACCCTCAAGCCAGTGAAACTGTTCAGAAAAATACTCAATTATTTTTTAATCAGCTTTCAAAGCAAGGGTTGTTCACTAAAGAGGACTTGACTCTTTCAAGGAAGCAGTCTGCTCAAGATGGCATGACTCGTAGTCAGCATGACAAAGCCTTGATATCTAATATACTCTATGATTTAAGTATGAATGGACAAACAATTTATGACATTCCTAAGTTTCTTAAGTCTGATGCTCAATTCGTAAAAGGCTCTGCTGGATTTAATAAACGTGCTCAAATATGGTTTACAAATTCATATCCTGCTGATGCTGAATTTATCAAGTCTAATTACATTAATGATGCTGGACAGTCTCTATTAAATAAGAACGGTAAGTATAACACTATTATGGTTAATGACTTACCTGAGCATATCAGAAATAAGATGGATAAAAAGCATCCAGATTATGATAAAGATTTTACTTTTGCTAAAAATTCATTAGATAACATAGAGAATCCAGAAAATGTTGATGGCGCTATTATAGTTCCTGATAATTTACTTAATGTAATTAATAAAGACTTTGGGGTTCCTAAATCTGGCCAGAATAAGTCATTCATAATCTCTCCCGATAGAGAGCATGGAACATTACTTGGTAAGTATATGATGCATGGAGCAGGCCCAGAATTAAGTAAAATGATGGAATCTCAAGGGCTTCATATGATTATGCAAGAAACTGCTGTTAAGCAGCGTGGTACACGTGAAATAGGTGATTATTTTATTAAGGATGGGGAGCTTGATATACAAGCAAAAACTTATGAAATAAGCCCTGAAGATGTTAAAGGTTCATATGGCGTATATGGTAATGACCACTTCTTTGATACACAAAGGCTACCTAAACAAGTTATGCTTAATATGCTTGAGTCTAGCTTTAATCCAATGAGTCAAGATGTTATTAATGAGTCTTTTGATAAGATTATAGGCAATCGCTGGAATGGTGAACCAGAGTTTCAGAATAAGCTAAAGAATTATTTAGAAGATTCGGCAGAGGGAATAGAGCCAAGCTCTAGAATACCTAACTTAATTAAGAACATTGAAAAGATACCAGTCTTTGACCTTGTAGAGGCTGTGCGCTCTGAAAGCTCTCCTCAGTTAGCAGAAGCATTGTATCAGAAAATGCTTAAGGTTAATAAGGAAAATGTAGCTATTGAGCATAGGGATGGTGATATTAATTCAGGGCAATACAAAGAATATCTAACTGAATTAAATGAGTTTAATAGTATTACGGACCGGTTGATTAAAAATGCTACTGCTATAGCAGAAGAAGCTAGAAGCGCTGGAAGTAATATTACTGCCGATTCAATCTATAATCATAAGTTTATTCGAGACTTTAAAGCTAGGGCTGTACAAAGCTTTTTAATTAATACTGCAGCTAAACCTTTTATGGGTAACTCTGGGGCTGCATATATGCGTCCATATGATAAAGCTATGCGTATCAATCTTGATAAGGCTAATGAATTGCTTGATTTAAATCATTTGAATGGCATTAATAAAAATGATGAAATATTCTTTTTAGATAATTTTCATAAAAAAGTGAAAATATATTTAAATGATGCTAGAGGGTCAGAGTATAAAAGCACCCTAGGTGAAGTATTTTCTGACTATTCTAAGCTTCAATCAAAAAAGCGTAATAAAGCTGATAATGAGCGTTTAGCATATTTAGAAGAAGTTTTAACTGCTGCTACAGTAAGAGTGCCAATGGATTCAGTATCAGGCATGCGTATACTTAAATTTGGTGGCTTTACTGGTAGAGATGGGCATGGCATATTATTACATTCTAAGGCAATGAGAGCAGAAGGTGGAGCCGACCTTGATGGGGATAAAGCCTTCTACTATTTTGGCGGCACTCGTGGTATGTCTAAAGATATGATGCAAGAGTTTCATAAGAATAAAAAAGAATTTGAATATACTGATGCTAAAGGTGAAATTTATACTAAGGATAATAAAGAGGCTCTAATTAATCAGGATATTACTATAGCTGGGGTAAAGTATAAAAAAGGTACTCCTGTCAGGGAACTACTTATTGCGCGCGCAGAAACTGAGCAAGATAAAAATAAAATGGCATTAGCTGAAAGTTCATTAAGCCATTATGCCCCCTCTGAACGTATACGTATATCTTCAGCTGCAGTAGATGGGCGTAATCAATTAGGTCCAGCAGTTTCTAATTCTCAATTAATGAAAGGTGCTTTTAATTCAATAGTCGCCTCTGGTGGTACAGATGTACTTAATTTTAAAGATATCTATCTTGGAGATATTGGTGTTACAATTAAAGCTAAAAATGATAAGGATAGTGTTTTACTGCAAAGAGATATAAGTAGAGCGCAATTAGGCTTAGCATCTGACCCTATGGATGAGCTTGGTCTCTCTAGTATTAAGTCATGGAAGAAGATTCTATGGGACTCGTACTTTGAGGTAATAGATGCCAAGACTAAGGATGGCAAACGAGTTCCTAAGGCTGAATTAGCTGCCCTTAAGGAGAGATTATCGCAGGTAGATGAGCTAGACTTTAGTTATACTAATTCAGGCTTATTCGGCGATTTTGTTAATCTAAATAAGGGGTTGTGGGGCAGAAATTATACGGAAAATAGAGCATTTGATATGTATGAGATACAAGATTTATTAAGCTCTTCAATGAATATTTTAGAACGTAAAGGTGCCTCTAATTCATTTTTACCTAAAATTGGAAATCTGTTTGTTAATTTAGACTGGTCAGATTCTCCATTTACCCGACTTAACAAGCAAAAACTTTTATATTCATATATCCAGACTAATAATAAATTAAAAGCTCGTAAGCCTTTACAGGAACTATTAGGTCGTTCAAGTATGAAAGTTCCGTATACTGAACAGATATCTAATATATTGGAAACTAAGTATAATGATAGGGTCTATTCAATTTATCGACCGTCTGATAGAGTAGATGCTGCTGGTAGCGTTGATGTGTTTAATAGAATTATTAAAGGGACTAGATATTCTGATAGAGCAAAAGGAATTGAAGGTATTTCTGATAATACTACAGATGGCTTTCATTTACGACTTAAAATGCTTAATAAGATGGTGAAGCAGGGTGAAGACTTTATTGTTAATGATATTACTGATATGATAACCCTTAATCTTATTGATGATATTATGAAAACTAGCAATATCTCGCCTAAAAGATTTCAGGCTATTTCAGAAATGGTGGATTATCTTAAAAAGAATAGTTATTTAATGATGCGTGATAGGCAAAATCTTGAAGCTAGATTATCAAGCATCAAAGATAAGCGTATTCGTGAAATATTCAAAGGGGCTACTGATGAAATATTTAAAGGCGGTAAGGAAGTTAAACCTGGTGAAGACCCAATTAGAACATCTGAAATGGACCAAGTTGCGATTGACCAACAAATCAAGCAATTTAGAAAAAAGGCGGGATTAAATAAGGCTGAAAATATGCTCTTTGACCAGTTGATGCTTGGGTCAATCACTAGAGGTACTAAGCTCGATAAAATTGAAGCTTTTGAGTCTGAAGCTAAGAGAACTAAAAATAAAATTGCTTTAGATTATATTAAGAATTTAAGAAACTTAAATTCTAAAACAAACCTTGGTAGGTTAGGGTTTAGCAGCAGCGCTATTAATGATTCATCTGTTCGTTTGCATCTTAGGCGGTATATGGAAATGATGAATGAAAATTATATCCCTCTAAATAAAACTGAATTAGCATCGCTTGATAAAGCTCTTGGTAATATTATAGATACACCTCCATCTATGCCTAATGTTATATCAAAGATGGCCACGAATACTGGCTTTGAAGGTATTGACACTAAAGCTAGGCCTACTAAAAATAAAGAGCTTGCAAGCTTGGTATCAGAAACTGCTGTTTTATTAAAAAATCATCCTGATATCGTTAAGAAAAAATCTGGTGAAGATTTGAATGAGTTCATTAGAGGATTGCCATTTATAAGAAAAGATTTCGATGCGATGAGTATTGCGGACGTATATAAACTCAATGCATATTTAAAGCAGGTCAAGGAAGGTACTATATGGCAAAGAATTAAAGATACCTTTGGTAAGGATAAAAAAGCCCTTTCTTTTAGGCATTACCAACAATTACCTAGTACAGTCAGTAGAGAGCTTGAGGCTACAGAGATAAACCTTATTCGCAAAGAAGGGTATTTTACTGATGCTAAGGGTGAGTTGCAATTTGGTAAAATTAAGGTTCCTACTCAATTTATAGATACATTGACCAATAGTATAGGTAGAATGACCGAGATGGGGACTCAGGTTGGAGATAAGCTTGTTAGTAGATTCCAAGAAAGTCAGTTATTTTATCAAGGTGTTGAAGATGCAGCACGTTTATGGGAAGTTGCTATTAGACAGCGAGAATATGATGGTCGTCATGAATTAAGAAGTATCCGTGAGAAGTTAGGTAAAGACCCTAAAGCTACAGAGCGTTCTATTAAATATATGGAACAAAATTTAAAGGATGCTAAGAAAGCAATAGACTGGACTAAAACTCAAAATAAAAAATATTTAGTAAACCTCCCTGAAGGTAGAGTTGAGCGGACTGGAAAGCAGATTATAGACAGGATTAATAAAAATTTAACTGAATATATGGAAGAAATGCATACCATTATTCGCGGAAGAGAAGAATTTCGTGGCGAGCAATCACCATATTTTATAGAATGGTATGATAAAGAGCAATTATCACCTAAATACAATCATACAGCTTTTTTAAAGGATTTAGATACCTATCTTAATGGTCGTGTGCCTTTGCGCTGGAGAAAGGTTATGAAGAGCACTAATGAATCAATCCCTAGTATATTTGGTATTGATGGCGTTAGAGCTATGATGCGTGAAATGCATATTGAATTTTTAATGGAAATAGGTAGAAATAAGGGTGGTGAAGTTGGAAAGAAATTTATTGAAAAGGCTCGTGAATTATCAGATTATCCTGTAAAGGAAACTGGAAAGCTATCCTTTGAATCATATTTCCCAAGAATGTTCTTTGAACCAGGTGTAGTTAAAAAAGGATTAAAGGCGGCTACACAAGAAATTATTAATGATAAGACGCTTACATCTGAAGCAAGGATTGATAAGTTAGTTAAAATTCAAAATAAATATAAACGACTTGATGGTGATTATTTCTTTGAAGAAATGGAAGATGGCCCATTATATGATTCTTTAACTAAAGCATTGCATGCAAAAGAAGAAGTTTCTAGTGAAAGAATGAAAAACTGGTTCAGCCTTGATGCTAGTACAGGTAATATGAGGAGCCGTGAGCATAGTACTGAAGGTTGGAGTGTTGCTCCTACTTCTGTTGAGGCATATGTTAGGTCATTAAGCAATACATATTTTAAAGGCCTTGCTGGGATGATATCTCGTAATATTGTTTCCAATCCTGAAACTGGTGTATACAAGAAATTAGTTAATAAGTGGGGGGTTGAGAATGCAGAAGCATGGACTGAATATGCTAAATTATATGTTAATGATGCTTTAGGTAATCCTGTAACTATCTCAGAGAAAATGATGAATGACCCTAAAATGGCCTTGAAATATTCTCCATATGCAAGATGGGCAGATAATAGGGTTGCAGACAAACTAAGTAAATGGTCTGCTAAATTGGGTATAAAGGGGGTTGTTGATAAGGATGGCCAAATTTTAGGCGGAGTTAATGAGTATGATGTAAAAAGATTATCTCAAATGGAAGCTAGATTTCAAATGGCTTCTTTGCTTGCTCATCCAAAATCAATGGCTGCCAACCTTATGGGTGGTACATTACATACCTTGCAAAGCTCAGGATTAAGTGCATTTAGGAATGTATTTAATTATGAATATTTACAAAATATTAATCCAAAGTTAAAAAGTCGCTCTGATGTTGAAGATATGGTAATGGACCATGGAGTTTTACCTCAATGGATGATATATGAATTAGGGTTGCAAAAAGAATTTCAAACTAATCAAGGTAAAGAAAGCCTTAAAGTTATATCTGATTTCATTAAGCGTAACCCTAATGCAAAACCAAAAGAATTAACAGAGTATTTAAAATCTATTGGCTCAGGCATTAGCGAAAAGACTTCTAATTTTGCAGCTAAATTTATGACTGTACCTGAAAGAAAGCTTCGTACCGATGCATTTATGGCTCATTATATTAAGGCATGGGAATCATTTGGTGGAGCTATTAAAGACCCTAATCATCCATTTTTAATTGAAATGGCTAAAAAGGGTGTTGAAGCTACTCAATTCCTTTATTCAGCTCCATATAGGCCTGCTTATGCAAGAACATCATTAGGAAAGGTAATGACTAGATTCCAAATGTATGCATGGAACTCTGTTAAGCTACGTGGTGATGTGATGAGAAGACTGGAAGTGGCAGGATATAAGCCTAATAGCCCTGAGGGCAGGGAAGCAACAAGGTTTATTATGGGCGATATGTTTATGCTATCCTTAGCTAATATATTTGCTTATTCATTATTTGAAAATAACTTACCTCAACCTTATGGATGGTTTCAGGATACAGCTGATTGGATTTTTGGAGATGAGAAAGAGCGAGATAAAGCTTTCTTTGGCACCTATCCTACAGCAATTGCTCCATTGCAAGCTATTACACCTCCAATAGGCCGTGTTGGATTAATTATATCTAATATATTAAATGGGGATATGGAAAGAGTTACGGATTATTATATACATACAATGTATCCGTTTGGTAGAATGGGTCGTGATATTTATGGAAAAGGTGGGATATTAGAAGCCCCTATTAGGCTTGTAGATAAGTTAACTGGTATACCTTTGACCCAGATACAAAGAAAGACAAAAAGAATGCGTGAGCAGGAATCTGAGTTTTTATATCCTAAAGCATTTACAGGTGGATACTAACGACTTTGTACTTTTTCTAGTAGTAATCCTAATATAGATGTATCAGCACAATCTGCGTGTAAATTAACAGTTTCTTCTGCATATAAACCACCTGATTCAATAAACCCATAAGACATACTTATTACTGGCGTATTAGGCCCCATTAAGTCCTTACATATCGGACATATTGAATAAGTATGCTCTACCTCATTAATTACCTTCATCTTCAACCATTCCCCATAGAAGCATTGTATATACTATAATATCAGTAAGCCTGCCTCTAACATCTTCTCTTTGCGATTTATGACCTTTAGTATATGATACTACGCCATCTATATGCTTTAATAAGTAGGTCATGAGAGCGGTTTCTCGAGTTATATCAAGGGTGTTAGCTACACGTTCAAAATTAGCGAAGACATTGTCTTCATCATGCGCGTATTCCTTCTGCCCCGACTGCCTCGTCTTTGTTATTTCCGTCAGTATCCGCTCCATCAGCAGATTCATCTTCTTTGTTGTCATTGTTAATTTCCTCTAATTTTGTGTCAAGAAACTTTTTAAACTTCTTGCTATCTTTTTTATATTCAATATACATATCTATAACGCCATACAGTTCACTAATCCTTTCTTGAGCTATTTGCAACTCTTGAATAAGTGAGCTAACAACCTTAACTACATCCTTGATACCTGGTTTCTTATTATGTTGTTTAGATTTAGTCATCTAATATACCTTCCTTCATTCGTTTACGATAATTTTTACTGCCATAGACTTCTCTATAGACACATTTTCTACACACTATAACTTCACGGGGCTCCCAATCAGGTACGAATTGTTGAGGTTTATACTTGAAGGGAGTCCGCTTTACGAAGTCATTACACATTTCACATTTAGTCAGCGGCGTTGTTGTCGTCCTCTTCGCTATCAGAGTCTTTGTCATTGTCGCTTTCTAATGTTAGGCCTGTAGCCTTAATAAGTCCATCTATTTCAGCTTCAGCCAGTATATTATGGATATCCTGGTAAGATTCCTGATGAGTGTCCATATGTAATTTAAGCTCAGCTTTAATGTTCATTCTTTCTCCATCATCAAGGTTTATCTCTTCCATAATCTTATTAACTGTTAAATACAGAAGAGCTGCATCTTTTGACAGTAGCAGCTCCTCAAATATACGAACTTTATGTTCATCCTCCAAATCATCCGTAGCCACTGCCTTCCCCATCTTGTGGAGTATTGCAGTAACATCACTTAATAGCATAAGCAAGAAGTGTTTTGGATATGAAGAAATTCCATCCATCATTTGCTAACTGTCCCAATCTTATTCTTATAAAGCTCTTCAAGCCTTTTGATTGTCACCTTTATTAATTCTGGCGTCACAGTTACATGAAATTCAGTCTTGTTACCTAAGCCAATCTTACTAAACTTACGTAATTGATTTTTATAAAAAGCAACTAATCCCAGTGGAGATGCAAGCCTATCGTTGATAGAATAACTTGACATATTTCTGCCCTTTTCTGAGTTGATTTGCTTTAAATAAGCCTTGGTTAGGCCATCTAATTCGCTCACTATAGTTTCCCTTCTGGCTCTTTCTTAGGAGCCTGTTTAGATTTTGGAGCTGTTTCAGGATTTTCAAGCCAATTTATTCTTTGGACAATCACCTTTATTCGCTCTTCAATAATAAGCAGCCTTTCAAATATAGACTGCAAGTCATTATTATATTCACCTATTCTATCTCTCACAGTCCAAGCTCCTCAAGCTCTTTATGTACTACAGGCTTGATTGTGTCTGGAATATGTTCAAAGAATTGCATTAGTATGTTATAAGCCTCTTCATAGGCCTTTAAAGGCGTTTGGCTTATTGGGTGGGTAGATTGCTCCATTACAAGCTTAAGTGCCTGTATCCACCCAACATTGACGTAATAGTCATTGTCTTTAAAATCAGCCACTTCTTGAGGGTTAGCATTTTCATAACTCTCATTTACTCTTAGGCACTGTTCTAGTACCCTTTTTATCTGGTTTTCTCCCAGCATCTGTATCTCCTTTCTTGAAGATTCTATTAAATTTGTCGGCATAATCTTGCGACCAAGGTATTCTCTTTTTGTCACCTTTACCTGCATTCATTGCACGACTCTCTTTTTAATCCATATGTAGGCATATCAGGTAGCTTAGTATATAGCATACCATCCTGATTGCCCCAGTATGATTGCCATACAGATTTACATGATTCACAAAACCTTAGTGGTGTTTGTGGCTCAGATTTCCTTGGCTCTGGTATTTTATGCTTCAAATAATATTCTATTTCTGTCTTCATTCTAACCTTTCATATATTAAAATATATACCTAATTGTATTCCAAGGTACTATACTGGTATGCTTAAGCTTAAACTTCTTTATGTATTCCTTTTTGTAGAATCTATTGTATCTAATATTAGTGTTACCATATTGAGAAACCTTAGTTTCCTGTATATCAGGAGTCCATAAGTAGTCTTCACCTTGTATATCATTTTTCTTGTTATATTCATGCATTTTTGGATTATGTGTCATAAATATACATTCAGATAGTACATCTTTTTTGATATTATTCCTAACATTATCATTAACAAGCTCAAATAAGTCTTGATAGTCATCAAGCCACCCTGTATAATGCACTATAGGGCTGTAGTTAATATGCACATCATAACCTGCATCATAGAAATCATTTATTGCCTTGATTCTGTCTATAATTTGACTGGTATTAGGCTCTAGTTTATCGGATAATGCTTGAGGCATCAGGCTATATCTTATTCTTATCCTTCTATCACCATTTTTATCTCTAGAATCATAACTTAAAAGCTTTCTATTTACATATTTTGTAGCCATAGTAGCCATTATAGGCAAGCCACACTCTTTAAAGCAGTTAAATATAAATTCCCAGTCATGGTATTTAGAATGTAATACAAAATCTTCATTGCAACTAATGTCATAGGTCCAAAATTTGTCATGTGTTTGGTTAGGCGTTTTTGGCCCAAGCATAAATGCATGTTCAAATATTTTATCAAAGATTTGCCCTGGATTATTTGCAATTGTTAAACCATTAGGTAAGTGTCTACGCATATAGCAATAGCTACATTTGTATAAACATCCAAAACCAAACGATGGTGATATATAATCACTGCTTCGCCCTGATTCCCTAATTTTCATAGATTTTCTTGTTACATACTTCATTTTTTGCTTCTTAATGATTCAGCTCGCTCTAATCTAGCATAAGCTTTTTTTTCTTTACAGTCATGAGGTTGACCAGTTTTTTTATTAAACAGTCTCCATCCATATTCTGTATCAGCCCAGTGGACTTTTCTAGAATCACATCTACAGTATTTACAACCTCTAGATATGTATCCAAATTTTTTAGTTTTAGTATACATAATACTCCCAATTAATCCCCTAGCCACAGGATTTTAGATTGCTAATTCGTGGTCAACAACTGAAATCACTTAACTTGGATGAATGTAAATAACAAACCATGTTAATTAATATTCTCCTGTGGCTCTCTTGGGGAAACTTTTAAAACATGTCCTTGCCAGCTAATTTTCGGTTTATATAACCTCTAACCCATTCTTTTTGGGTATCTAGCCATTGGACAACACCTTGATATTCTTTGGTCGTTAGTGGACCTTTGCGTGTATTGCAACGCTTACAAATCATCTCTAAGTTTTTAGGAGTTGAGTCCCCACCATTACTAAGAGGTACCATATGGTCACACACCATATTCCTAACATCAAGTATATTCCTACAATACTTACATTTATTCCCGTAAGCTCGTAGCTATAGTCTTCTAATCTCTGATAAAGAGATATCAAATACAACTTCATATTCCTTACTCCTTCTTTTTAAAGTTGAACGCAAAGTAGAACTTTTTTTCATTACTCTATGGAATATTCTTTGGGCATGATTTCCATGCATGCTCTTGAGGATAGGAAGAAATTGTTCTTCCCAGAATAACGTTGATTTAGCCTTTCGAGGGGCTTTTACACCCCTCCTTGGCTTTTTAGCAGAAGGCTTCATACCTATACGGTAGGTGTACCTTTTAACGTGTACACAGCATACGTATTACCACCACGAGTTATCATGTTGGTTTGGATATCAAACCCCTTCTTCCTCCAATTAAATATAATTGCAGATAAACGGTAAATACCAAAACGAGTTAGTGCTTGACGTCCATTAATAGTACGTCCTCTAAGCATATGATTTAGCAGTTTTTGACTGCGACTTAAGGTTTTTCTTGCCATTATTTACTCCATCCTATTGAGGTTGTAAGTTGTAGTTTCCATAAACTAAGGTGTAGTGTAGTGTTAAGGTATTCATCATCGATGTCTCCTGCAATACCAATACTTAATATTCTAAAAAAGGTTACGACAAGAGTTTTCTCGTCAAACGCTATATCTAGTAAAAATCCCATTAGTCTATCTCAACTTTCTCTAATCTAAAGCTAGGTCTCCACTCAAGTTGCGCATCAAATAGTTCTCCATCTGTATTTTTAAATAGTTGAACTTTCTTTATAGCGCTTTTAGCTTGACCGTTGAGGCCTATAACTTTCCTACTGGCGTTTTCAATTGCTCCAGACCCCTTGCCAGCATATAGGTCTAGAACTTCGTTTCTACTATACTCACGAGCTACTTGAGATACTTGTATAATAATTAAATCATTATTAACTGCCATATTCGACAGGCTGTGAGAGATATATTTTATCTGCTCATACTCGCCTCGTTTATTAGTTTCGACTAAGTCAATATAGTCTACAATAACAACAGCTGGTTGTAATGTTTTTATTTTACTTTGTATCTGCTCTAACGTTGGAGCTATAGTCTGTATTACTAAGTGGCTAAGCTTATCTTTGTGAGCGTCATAAACATCTTCATAGTTTTCAGTTACTTCATCTTTTGATAAGCCTGATACTATCTGTAAGTGCCTACGATGCATATACCATGCACTAAGCTCTAGTGATAAGAATAAGGTTGGTATTTGCCAATCAGTTACGATTCTATCTTCAACAAAATCTACACCTAATGCTATATTCTGAGCAAATGTAGTTTTACTTGAGCCTGTAGGCCCAAAGATAGTTACAAGTTCACCTGGATAGATGATACAATCCATATCTTTAGGTAGATGAAACATCTTCCCTAAATCAATTGAACGTCCACCAAAATCCGTTGTCATTCTTTCACGAAACTCTTCTTGCAAGTCACTAGCGCTTTTTACATCAATGGTATAATCTTTATGTTTAAAGTGTATACATTTAGTTTGACAATGCTTAAGCATCAGCTCATCATTACATCCGTATTGATAGCCTTTGTTATAAGTTTGCTCTACTTTATCTACTACTACTTTATCATCTAAAGATTTATCATTCCAATGCAACATAGCAACCTTGGTAAATTCTGAAGGTATACCATTACGCCGAAAATGACTAGCAATTCGCATCACTGTATTATTTCTATTGCCACTTTGAGGGCCACCATTAAGCATTCTCTGTATACAGGGAACAACCTTGGTGTTTTCAACAGTTTTAGAAAACTCTTGAATCCTAGGAGTACTAGTAATAATATACTCCTCCAGTTCTCCATCTCCCATTAACTCTTCGTATGGGAAATCAAGTCTTGGTGTTTTAGCAAGCTCATGTATTTCAGCAGGAGTCTTATGCATTAGTTCCTTTACAGTTAAAGGAATCTTATGTAATCCTGTTTTCTTATTTACAGTATGTGCAACCCGATAGATTGCAGTCCTAATATATACCATCTCATCTATGCCAGGTAATAGTTTGGCCATAGTCTGTTTAACAATATAAGGGAGGTCTTCTGAGGGAGCGAAATTAAAGCTTTCATTAGATAAAATTAAATGATAGCCCGTTCCACTGAAATAAGGTTGTATTGCTGATTTAGGGTGTACTCCGCAATCCTCTAAAGCATGAACACATACTAGTGTTCGCCTTAAGGTTTCTTCGTCAGAGTTTTGGCCCTTGTCAATATCAACAATAATCTTATCTATGTGTCTTTCGCCATAATAAGAACTGACTGTTCCTGATTCTTCAATAGCAGCCTTAGCCGCTTCATCATAAAGATATACTGAACGATAAAGCGGTACTTCTGGCTGTATATACTTAGCTAAATCACCCTTCTCTATGAGAACATTTCTGCTTCTTGGAGAGTTCTGAGCGATTTCTACAAACATTACAGAGCTTCAGCTGATACTACTGGATTGCTTGATTTAGGCTCATCAGTAGCTTCATTTAAGTAGTTGTTATTCTTCATCCACTTAACATAACTTGCCATCTCTTCCTTACCTTTCTCGGTATTAGGATAGAGCTTAACTAGCATATTGTTGAATGTAGTTCCAGTTTTCTTATTAAGAGCTTTATAAACATAAGCTACATAATCTAGCACTGGGTCAGTACCTGGCATGAAGTTACTACAGTAATTAGCGTTTAAGAATCCTGCGATGTCAGCGATAGGTTTACCATCGTTGTCTTCCCATTCACCTTTAACGTTAAGCCCTGCTTCACAGCCTAGAGCGTCAAATATACGATATACCTTGTCTAATACACCACCTGGGGCAATATTACCTGAACTGTCTTTTTCAAAACCACCAGCTACTTGCATTTTGCGAGTATACTTTGAGTTCTTTAAAGCAAATTCAATTTCAAGATATACATCAGACCAGTCAAACTCTGATGACCTATCAGTAAACCCTACTACTCCAACTTCACATACACCTGTAAATTTCACTCCACCAGTATTTTCTGCTGGTTTAGGGGTTGGTCTAAATATAGCCATTATTTTCCTTCCTTCTTATAGATTTTGGTCCAATCGAAAGGCATTACTTTACCACGCAAATGGTCACAACGACTACCTGCCTCTAAAGCTTTACCTGATTCAAATGAAACCATAAGGTTATCTTCTTCACGAAACATATAGCCAATTGCATCTGCATTAGCCATAATCTTATTCTTTAATTTACCTGATATATCAAGGCTTTCAGGTTCTATTGCAGTTGAATTATCGATAGGTGAAGCTGTCTTTCTATGGCCAATTAATATTAAATGGTCACATAATGAAGATAGCTTTTTAATGTTATTCATTACTCGCTCGCGAACTAATCCGAATCCTTTACCAAAAGGTAAATCGTTTATGCTTTCAATGTCATATTCTTTACAAACATCTTTTTCTGTCCATTCTACTATCTTGTCAATAGTATCAAGTGCAAAGTATTTGTATTCATGACCATCTGTTGCATCAGCATAAAATTGCAACAGCTCTTCTTTGGAATTGACTGTATGGAAGTAACCATCAAGCATATCACCACCTCGCTCAGTATCGATAATTAAACAATTATCAAGCTTACTAAGCATAGTAGTTTTACCAACTTTAGGTGCTCCATACAGTAACATTATTCCTGGGTTTACGGAAATTGCTTTCCGTTTTTCTTTTTTCAGTGCCATTATAGCTCCTTGAATTAAATGGGCCACAACCGAAGTTATGACCCATATTTTGTCCTAAATCACAAAAGTAATATATAGCTATCCAGCGCTATAAACAAGCTTATTATTAGGAAATGTAAAGATAATTTCACTATTAAATTGCTCATTATTCATCACCTTTTTCACTGCATTAGCTATAAATGCACCACTCATATTTGAGCAGTAACTAGTAGCTTTTGCATTGCAGGGTTCACTACTTGCTGAATCATCAGAATACCAAGTATTAACATAATCCTGTAATCTAGGATTTTTAAGTATGTATTGACGATATTGCTCAGAGCCCATACGGCCATCAATCAATAAAGACGGCTTATTACCTCTTTGTAGAGCTATTTTCGCAGCCTCTAGTCTAGCTTGCATGCTATCAAAGCCTAATATTACTACATCACTCTCATTAAGAGGCTTGATAAACTCAGTGAATAGTCCGAATTGTGTATGCACAGCTACTGCAGGATTAATTTCCTTTAGATGTCTGTCTAATGCATCAACTTTTCTTTTACCCACATCTCTTATTACATAATGACTTACTCCGATATTCTGTACCTCAACTTTATCAAGGTCATAGAGTACAAATTCATCTACTCCCATCCTTGCTAATTGAGTGGCTGCGGAACTGCCAATAGCTCCGCAACCTAAAATATGAAATATCTTGTCCTGAAAGTCATTTATCAGTCCACTACTTCTTTCATTAAACCTCAAAACGGTATCTCCTCTGTTTTATGTTCGATATTTTCATAATAATCATCATCCCAATAGCTAATTATTGCATCTTCAAGACGCACACCATCAGTAAATGTGCTTACTGCAACATTATACTTTTTTAGCTTAGCATTTAGAGGCTTGATACCCTTTTCCCATGCATCTAGTGCGTCATTAGAGGTTTTCATTGAATCGCATAAATCAACTAGCTTGATTAAATCCTTATCTGCCTCATTTTTTACATTTTGAGGTATAGATGTAAAATTTACATGCTTTTGAGTATAGCTATTGAAATAAACACCACTTGAAATATCACCATAACCTCCATATCCGCCATAATAAGAGCCATCTGAATAATCATTTTCTCTATGATATCCATATGTTTTATTATTAACGCCTAATGGAAGGTAAGATTGTTCTCCAGGTTTAGCATATGTAAAAGTTGACGCACTTTTAGTGCATTGTTCTTTAACTTCAGCTAATATTGCATCATCAATGTCTTCATCTACTGTTAGGAAGTTAAGTTCAACATTCTCTTCATGAAGAAATGGCTGAAAGAATTGAATCCTTAGCTTATATTCCTTCTTCAGATTAACAACCAATGAAACAGTCCAGTCTTTTGACGGCATATCTAATATAGTCGAATTATCAGTACCTGACCAAAATGCATCCATTGTATGATGGCTATGCCACCAACAAAAGCGTACATCTGGTCCATGTTTCATTGCAGTTTTTGCATAATACTGCGCTAATGCAGTTTCATCAAGGGTGCATAGGCTTCCTGATACAGTTTGTTCCATAATTACAGGTGTTTTTAGTACAAAATCACCTTCTTCATCTGGAACTACTATCATTTGACCTGCAATCTCTGATTTAAACTCATTATATGATGCTGCAGCATAATTTATTACTTTCTGGAAGTCATCGGGATGTATCCAGAATTTAGTATCTTTATTTGCTTCTTTTTTAGTCATGTTTCTCCTTATAACCTGTTTGCAAAAGTAATTATTTCATTTTCTGGTGTTCTACCAGCTCTTTGACGAGCAATGTGATTAACTCGAATGATTTGAATAGATGTTAAGTCAAAATCTAAACCTAAATCATCTCTTATATATCTATAATAAATCTCTTCACATAACTTGAAGTGCTTTATAAAGATACTCGCATTATATTCTTTTAGGTCCATAATGTCTATAAATATCTTAGAAAACTCTGAGTCAGATGCAAAGCTATTACCCATACCCTCTACACCAAATATATCTAATAAATCTCTATTAAGGTCTCTTTTAACCTTGTTAGCAGCTTGGACATAAAGTCTATTTAGATATTCTTCAAAATCTTCCATATCCTCGAACCTACTGAAGTTGATATTTGAGTATTCTAGCCATTTTTCCATAACGAAATGGTCCCATGCATGTTTTTCATCATCATCTGAAAATGAAAGAACCGTTGGCTCTTCTGTCCATCCTAGATATATATTACAGTCTTTGATAAGTTGGCAATTACTGCAGAATGTTTCTATGAAATCTTCTTTAGTAATATCATTATAGTCTTCAACTTGCATACTACATAAGCTAGTGCTTCCATGCCAATCATTATCATTAACCTGCAAAGGCTTGCCAAATACACTCTTATAATATCTGTTTAATGGATTGATATCATTTTTTGGATAGTATGATGACCATCTTCTAAGAAGTGGTATAGCAGGTATTATATTGCCAGATGCAAATAAAGATAAGATTCTCTCTTCAAATGTTCCAAAGCATGTATTACCTGTACCATATTCACTAGCACGTCTTCTTATTGATGCAGTAGGATTACCTGTTACAAATGGGTGCCTTAATGCTTGATATTTAGGCCATTCATATGTTAATCCAGCAAAATGTTGATTATAAGCAATATTTATATCACCATTAGCAACTCTTCTAGATATAGTAATTGCATCTCGAATGCTAATGCTTTGAGTTACCAATAAATCGCCATATTCATAGGAATAAGTTGTATCCCCTCTGCTATTAGTTATATCTACTACTATATCCTTAATAGGAACTGCAATATTTATAAACCATTTGCTTGGGTCATCGACTAAATTAACACTTTTAATATTTAAGCTAGAATTAGTAATACGTTCTACATTACCATTTCTATCCATATGAGGTAATGCTGGTGTACCTGCTGGTAAATTTTCAGCATAATTCCAACCCTTATTAAACCATGGAATTTGAGATATCTCTACTTTAATATCATCATTGGCTAATACAGATTGATTTAAGTTATTTACCAGTGTATCTAATGCCAGTTGACCTTCTACATCTTCAGATTGAAAGAATTTAATACCTTGCTTTCTAATCTCTTTTAGCTGGCCATCTAATTGTAATGCTCTAGCTAATACTCCATTCAGCTCATATCTTTCAGAGCTAAATACAGCTTTTATTGTTCTAGCTGATTCTAGCCTAGGTTGTGCAACACGTCTAGATAGTTCTTTAAATTTTGCATAACTACCTTGCTCCCATCTACCTGATTTAATAACCTTGATATCAGTTTGATACTTTGAGTTAAATTCGTCAAGCTTGTCTAAAAATGGACCTGTTAGTCCAAGCATATGCACAGCGATAGGAGGCGCTTCTATTGTGCTATGTTTTTCTTTTAATTCCAATGTTTCTTGCATTGTAATCTCCAAATTTGCTAAAAGGGGACGGACCAGGCAGGGACCCTCGGGTAATGATGTGGAAGAATCCCCTAATAGCGTTTCAAAACTGCAGAATAAGACGGATGGAGGGAGTTGTTGCGGGACCTCTTGGTACGTGAGTAATCAGCGGACTATATGAGTATCCAAAAAGGATTAATAGACGTGTTATTTCATGGACTCTGGGTTGCGCGTAACTAATCGCAAAGATTTCTTATTCTACTCCAAAAGCGATTTACTTACCGCCTTTTACTCCTTCAGAAACGTGCGAAACCATCGCATCTTCTGTTAGAGGTGTACTGTCAACTGCAATTACCTCACCGACTGCTATAGAACCGGTTAAACCCAATTCTTCACGCAATTCACCTACGGTTGTTGCTGTTGTTTCAGTATCTACAAAATTAAGACCACCATTCATTAGTTTAATAGTGATTCTTGTGATAGTTGTTTCTATTGCCATGTTGTATTTCTCCTTAAGTAAGAAAATATAAATCTAATACGGTTTAGTAACATAGTACCGCAAAATACTCCTGACTGACAAAGTCATTAGATTTGATTAGTTGTCGAAAATTGATACATTTTATGCAGATGAGTTTATCAGCCAGTATGATACATTCATGTTCTGTGGGTTTATGTCGTCTTCTGATACATTACTTGAAGATGGAGTTATTCTCCTCCTTGATACATTCTCTGATTTTGGGATTCTGCTAAATCATGATACATTGGGCTTAGGTGGTGGTCTTGCCATAGCTGATACATTAAAGTGCCAATGGATTACTCCTTCTCCATGATACATTTGCTCTTCGTGGGATTCTTTCTCCGCCTGATAAGCCCCACATTTCTGCAGGGCTTGATACATTTGTTTATAGTGAGTTTATCTCTTAGGCTGATACATTTCCAGGGTGTGGGATGCTACGTCATAGTGATTCACTTCATTCATTTGGGATTCTACGTTCTGGTGGTTTAATCCTAATTTAGCCTCATGATACGGTGGGAAAGCTGGTAATCCTTCAATAGCCTTCCAATTCGTATACAAGTCAATGATGAACATCTTAATCATATAGCGTATAGCCATATTATGCTTATGTCCCTTAGATTTCTCTACATGAGCTGGCATATTATCTAAACGATGTCTATAATCGTCATAAACCTTACGATAAGGATTATTTAATGCACCTGCTCTCAAGAATGAACTACCTAATACACCTACTAATTTAGACTTTAAGAATGGATTAAAAGATATACCTTGCTTGGTCTGCTCTTTACCATCTTTATCTAAATAAGCTGATTCTACTAAATGTTCTTTCTTGCGAGAACGTCCAGCACCATTGACTACATCTAAACCTGCATATTTCCACATAGAACTACTATATTTAGCTTTATGTATGTCAAATTCAGTTATCATTACTGATGCCATTGCTGGGCCAACACCTTTAACACCTTTTAAATAGTCTGTCCATATAGGATAGTCTGCTAATACCTTCTCTAATTGCTTAAAATGACGTGCTTCACTAGATTCTAAACCAAAGTATTGGTCTACTAATATAAGCTCAGTCATTGTTGAGATAAGGCCATTTTCAGCCTGACGTACCTTTCTAGGCAGTCTTACTACTCCTGCTGTTAATAATCTATACTCTTTTCTTAAAGTATCTAATATATTAATAGCTTCTTCAGGTGATTCTTCAGGTTCTTTTGAGCCTGGTTCAATACCTAATTTACATTTAAAATTAATAACTATACGATTACCAGTTGCTTGGCGTAGCTTTTGTATATCATATACGCCTCTAACAATGGTCTTTAAATTACTTATCATTTCTGTTGCCATAGTTCTCCTTTAATTGCGATTAAAATAATGCAAGGTGCGCTAGCTGTCTTAGTAGGATTTCGTTCATGACAAGGAATCGTTAAGATTCAATCAGTATCATGCAAACACCATACCTTGCATTATTAGTTATTTATTTAGAAAGGAATATCACTTGATTCTGTGACTAAATATAATAAAAAGAGAGTATCAAATAGGTCAAATAAGGAATGCCTTGGCTGGCCTCACGGTTACAGCTCTCTACTCTCTTTTTAATTATGACTTGTACCAAATAGCGTAAAGTTGCCGTTTGGTCAGTCTATTGGCTTGCGCCTTCGTAAACCCACGATGATTCGTTACCCAGTTTACGAGTTGATGTTTGAAGTGATATGGACACTTGGTCATTTTTCTTTAGACCATAGTAACACATATACTGTGAGGAATTGAAATAAGGTAAAACATAACATTGGAAGAGCGTTATGTCCCATTATAAAGTGAATAATTGTAAACAATAGCCATAATAATGGCATTATTTCTATTAATACTTCTACAAGATACTTCATATTACTCCTTTGTTGTTGAATTTAAAGGGAGACATAGCTATCTCCCTATGGTAATCTCACGCTTGCAAGCCATGGTGAGTAGTTCACTAATTACCAAGTCGGGTTACGACTAGTACTTTACTTAAATTTAAGAGGCAAGCAAATAAAAGGAAAAGGCTTACCTCTAGTAAACACATGAATTTAGGCTTCATGCATGCCTACTACACCTTATAAACGTAGTCAGGAGAAACTACTGGATTGTAATTTCTATAGCCTTGACTTAGAAGAGGTATGGTGTAAACCTCTGTAACGACACGGTAAGCTTGGTATAATTGTTGTGTCGTATTATAATAATTGGCGTTGATTGGATTACAAGGCTCAACGATTCCCAAAGCCTCAGATATGTCGTTAATTGTTCACAACAATACCTCCAAATGATACTGGTCCATTAAAATGTTTCATGCCTTGTTGCTTGGCATCTGTAATGGATACAGCGTTAAACATAAATACTCCAGACGTACGATTACATATCATTCTGAAGCGTTTCTTTGCTCTATTATGAGCGGTTAATTTGTTTGCCATAGGCATCTCCTTTTTTGTTTTGTAACATTTAAATGCTTGCTTGAGGTCTGTTCAGGTATCAGCAGAGATATTGTTACGGCCACCCTGATTCCATTATACTCCTGATAAATTACCCCTATTCTCAGGGTACATAACCATTCCTCAAACTTCGTAATGCTCTGTAAGAAGCAACTTTAGCGATACAGAATTAAATGAGCTTCACACCCATACATTACTTACGCATTATTAATTTTATGTGTGGTAAAATAGAGTATATAGGCGTGCATGTGCCTACAGGAATAAAGTAAACACCTCCTAATGGAGGCATTCACTCTATTTCTTCAGGGTTAGCTCTAAATATCACCCTCGTCCACAAAGTAGGTTTCTCTCGGCTTTACATATACCAGAGATGCTACTGTAAATGGCTTTTCTAACGATGCACCAGCTTTATCAGCTGTAATAGCATACACTCGCTGATTAGTCTTCTTACTCTTTTGTAGAGTGTAGAATGCATTAGGGATTATTTCTGTTTTACTATTATCCCCATTTACTTTTGCATCTAAATTACGTAAGGTGACAGAATCTAAACCGCCATTTTTGAGCAATTTGGTAGATGCTAAGTCAGATTCTGATAGTGCTCCGGCGAAAGTAAGCTTGATTTTATTCGGATTATACACTTTCTTACCATCCTCTTTAACATCAACCCAAGCCTCTTGGAATTGCACTTGTTTTACAGCATTAGATAAGCCTTCAACACCTATACGGATTGGATTAGCTATGGTTTCAGACATTTTGTTTCTCCTATTAAACATTTAGAAATTAATTAAGGTTGGAGATATTACTTGAATCCCCTCATAACAAGCAGGGGAGAGCGTGGCGCCCCTGCGCCATGCGACCATAACCACACAGCCTTGAAAACTTAGCCGAGACAAGATAAAGACGCTGTAAACTTAAATTTCAACTAAAGTCTACCCCCATGCACCCTTTTTTCAAGGCGGTGGGGTTGATGGTATATCACGTAACCACATTCTACAGCAATTTTTTAGAAATGACTTTTTCAACCTTTCCTAGTTGTCCATTAAACCCTTGATAAGGTTAATACGGGCAGGTTTCCATAATTTTTTTGTAGCTAAAAAAGAAAAGGCTTGACAAAGGTGTACTTTTAGTTGTAAATTTGGAGCACTGTATGGCGACATAATTAGGCACATAAAGCCGCTTGAAGCCTAATTAACCAATAACAAGCATTTTATGAGTACTTATAGCTTTTACGACGTAGATAGCGTCGTTATGTGATAACTATATTAAGGGACGTAATGAATAACTTATATGAATATGTATTAAAGCATATTGGTGAACGATATGGGCGGTCTGAGGACTTCTTAGAAGGTGTTATGAATAGAATAGCATGGCATGAATCAAGAAGTGTTGTAGATTGTAAGCAAATAGGTGGGGGTCCTGGTAGGGGCCTCTTTCAATTTGAAGAAGGGTATCAGCAAGGCGGTGAAACTGCTATGAAGAGACTTCTTAGGTGGTTTGTTAAGCATGATATAGATACACCTTCTTGGGTTAATGTAGGCGTAAATGGAGTAGATGCTTCTAAATTAGCTGCAGAGGCCCAAAAGATGATGTTTTTAGGTAATGTTAGGTATCATCCTAAGGCAAGCTTTAAGGGTTTGACAATAGACAACCTTAGAGAATGGTGGGCAGACTACCACTGGGCAGGGGATGCAAGTCATAGAGAGGGTCATATGAAGTCTTTTGACCATAGTATGGAGCATTTTAAAGGATGATAGGATATTTTATTTTAGGATTTGTGTTAGTATTTGTAATACACTATATACTTAATGAAAATTCTGGATATCTTGATGACTGGCGTTTTGATGATGAAGATTGGGATTAAACAAACAAAAGGAGATTAAATATGCCGTACGGTAAAGGAACATATGGGAAAAAGGTTGGCAGGCCACCTAAAAAGAAAACAATGCCTAGAAAGAAAAAGAAAAAATAACACTTGTATACTATAAATATACATCATAAAGGTGATGAAGAGCCTACTACTTATAAGATATATAGAGAAG